TTCTGGCCCAACGGGTCCTACCCATTCACCGTATTCAAGTTTAGGTTTACCAGGACCAGCCAAGATAAGTTTAAGACCTAGCTCTTTGCAGACGTGTTGTGCAATGATGATGCCCTTGCGGTCTACCATACGACCTACGTAGAGGTAGTAATCTTCTTTCTTCTCCTGCAATGGGAACATCTCTGGTTCTAGGTAACCAGGTATTACCGCATCGTAGAAGTTGCCATCTACTAGAGTCGGATCCTTATACATTGCATAGATGCTGTGCATCCAAGCGTAGGACTCAAATACTCTATACTTGCTAAATACTCCGCCGTACCCAACACCAAACTCTACGCTCATATACTCTGGGTAAGCATCTGCAATAGGCTTCTGTGAAGCACCACCAATAAGACAGATAAAGTCTTTATGTTGCAAGCGCTTACCTAGTTCAGTAATAGCATTGCCGTTAAATATTTGCCAGTGCGGTAGCGTATTATCAAACGCAGCTTCGGTGTAGTGCTTACCGTCTAACGCTTCGTCTTGTTGTTCTTTAGTGATGCAAGTGATTAACTCATCAACTGGTGCTTCATTATCTTCACCAGCGTAGAGGTAGACCGTATGGCCTAGACTCTTCATCATTATGCAAAAACGTCTAACCTTTTCAGTATAGGCGCAGTTGACGTAATCTTTAGTTGTCTGTGTATGGGGCAGGCTGATAACGTGGAATCTCATAGTGCGAGATTATACTATGTCCCCAACGATTAAGAACGTGTTACTTGCCGTACAGATCACCGTGGCGGCAGACTTGTTGGTCCTCAACTTGGGCGCAGTAGTTGTTGCACCAGTTGAAAGAATAGTTACTCCAGCACCCTGAGCAAAGCTCACCTGACCTGCTCCATATTGGACTACGTGTACTTGGTCATTAGCGCTAAAGACTGATGGTGGCACTGTGAGGGTAATAGCAGCAGCGTTATTAAGAGTAACAATATCGCTAAGATCGCCAATAACAAGTGTATAAGAAGTACCAGTCTGGGTATTAAATCCTGCAATGTTGCCAACGCCTGTAGCGCCTGTTGGTCCAGTTGGTCCAGTTAACCCTGTTGGTCCGGTTGCACCGGTTGGTCCAGTTGCACCCGCAGGTCCGGTAGCACCTGTTGGTCCGATATCACCAGTAGCACCGATTGGGCCAGAGGCTCCAATAACACCAGTAGGTCCGACATCTCCTGTAACACCTTGTGGCCCAGTTGCTCCTGTAGGACCCGTAGGGCCAGTAGCTCCGATTGGACCAGTAGGTCCGACGATACCAGTTGAAATAATTGCCACGATAAGTGCGTGGTTATTTGCAAAGTTAGTTGTACCAGTACCAGCAGATGATGTAAGCGTTACGGGTACTTCGACATAATTTGTCTGCATTGTTGGGGTTGCAGATACTGTCCACTTTTGGAAGTTATTGGAGTTATTTGCATCCTGAACAATGATTACATCGTTTGTCTTAATTAAACCTAAGAAGATATCAACATCTATGCCATCTGAATTGATGTGGTTGATGTTGATCTGTGTTGCAGAAATCTGTGTAGCATTGTTCCAGAGTAAATCGCCAGTACCAGGATCGCCTGTTGTTGCTGAAGTATCTGCCTTGTAGTCGTAGTAGTTAGCAGATCCACCATCTGCGCCAGTGGCACCTGTAGCACCTGTGGCACCGGCAGGACCGGTTGCACCTGTTACGCCAACACCTGTAGCACCTGTTGGTCCTGGAACTGTACTTGCAGCACCGGTAGGACCTGTAGGTCCTGTGGCCCCTGTAGGGCCTGTAGCGCCCGTAGGACCGGCAACTGTGCTATCAGCACCAGTTGGTCCTGTAGCGCCTGTAACGCCTGTAGGACCTGTTGCGCCGGTAGCACCTACGCCTGTAGGTCCGGTTGCTCCAGTGGCTCCATCGGGGCCTGTAGTTCCAGTTACACCAGTGGCACCAGATGCACCTGTTGGGCCAGTAGCACCGACAGGACCTGATGGACCAGTTGGGCCTGTTGCCCCGCCGATACCTTGTGGACCTTGCTGTGCTGAGAATACTAAGGATTGGTTAGGAGTAATGGATTCAATAACTACATAAGTTGTCACAGTGTTACAGCCCCCGTTACGATAAATAAACCTTCAAGATATCTGGTGATAGTTGATCCGCTATCTAGTACCAAGTCGTATGAGTAGCGACCAGGAACGATTGGCTCTGTAAGAGCTGCAGACAGGGTTACTGTCACAGTTCCTGTACCGCCAGTAATAACCATACGACCATTGGCAGTAGTTGCTACCACTGTTGTAGTAGTAGAACCTACGAATGGGCGCACTGTCATTGTTCCCGTATAACCAGTTAGGTCAATCGGAACAGCGTCGTTGTTGATAGAGAACTGAAAATTAAATGTTGTTGCTTGCTCGCAGATTAGGTTAAACTTAGCACTCACGTAGAGACTCCTCTGAGAGCCTGCGCTGCAGGTAGTTGAAAAGTACCAGCGATGAGGTTACATACGCCGCTATAGTCAAGACGATTACTACTTGTCGTCCCCGCAATCGCATTTAATACTCCTACTGTGTCTGTTAAGTTTGTACTTACTGAACGTGCTACCGCCCATTGACGGGCAGCGAGTGCTTCACCTACCATTGCACCTGGTTCTCTATAGGTGCCACCATTAGCGAGACGATTGAGTTCATCTAATAGCGTTGTGCCGTATGTTCCTAGTGCCACCTATATCTCCTTACTTCTTTTTAGATTTTTTAGCTGCAGCGTTATCTACCAGATTTGGATATGGTCGCCCTGCTGCTTTAGCCTTTGCCTTTGCTGATGCCTTCTGAGCAGGTGTCAAAGGTGTTGACTTTTTATTGGGATTTTTTTTATCCCAGAATGCTACTTTCTTTTTCATTTGCAACTACAATCCCAAGCACGAAGTGACTTGTTTATTCTTGAGTTCGGATCTTTAGCAGTTTTGCTAGAAGTATTCTTTGCCTTCATTCCACACATACGACCACAGAAAGACTTGCGTCGTCCTGCAGCCTTGGGTGACTTGGCAGCCTCAGCCTTTTTAACTGGAGGCTTAAGGTTCATCCCCTGCGCTTTAGCAGAGGCACGACCCTTTGCATTGAGGCCACCCTTTGGGTTCTTGCCCTCTGCTCTTTGCCACGCTGGAGACTTAGCCATTTACTTAGCAGACTTTCCCATTGCACCAGTCTGGATTGATTCATAAGTTTCGTACTTCTTAGCACCGTCGTATTGCTTATCAGGTGTTGGGTACTTTGTAATCTCTTCTTCTTTGTAGTTTTCCATTACTTCTTCTTCCCCATCTTCTTCATAACTTTTTTAGCTACCATCTTCTTGCCAGTCTTCTTGGCTTCCATCTTAGCCATTGCCATACCTTTTGCTGTGTATGGGAATTCTTTTCCGTTTACTTTTGGCATTCTATTCTCCTTAGTTTTTGAAGGTCATTGCGATCCCATCGAAAGCCTTGCCAGCCTCGTTGGAAAGTTGAACTGCTGCATCTATATCTTTTTGCTTGGTAGAACGTGGTTCAATACCTTGACGTGTAGCATCATAGTAAGAACCTAGTTCTCTATCGTGCTGCTTAGCGGTAGGGATACCGTTACCTCGTAGAGATACTTCGTTAACCTGTAGTCCTAGAACCTTGCATCCAAAGCAACTGTCTACTGGTTCTGGATGATCTTCCCAATGCTTCATACTTGAGTTAACCAACTTCCATATCCGGCATCAATAAGTACCTGTGCTTGGTAGTCACTGAGTGTGTACTCGTGTCCACCAAGGAAGTAGTAACTAGCTGCTGCCAAGTCATCTTGGCTAGGAGTCAAGGTTGCTACGACGTTAGTACCGTTAACAATAAGTGTCTGACCGCGTGGGATATCTGTCAGGCTAGGAGCGATAGCTCCATCAATAGTTCCACCGTTGAGACGGCGACCTGCAAGGCGTGAGTACGGAGTGAACTGGTCATAGCCTGCTCCCCAAGTTTGCCACTGGTAGGGAGTTGTCAATGTGTATGTCATATCCAACCTTTCATAAGTAGCAGAGGTGGGTTTGACCCCACCCCTGCCGTTGCACTAGCGGAATTATCCGTTTGTTGCTGCAGACTCAATGCGATAGAGCGCTGCTTCACGAAGGCGTGCAAAGCCTCCGAAGTAGTACCAACCGATTGTGCGGAAACGACGGAGTGCGTCAATCTCTGGACCGATAACGGTTGAGATGTCTGCAGCCTGTGCTTCAGCCAATGCTTCACGACCTGCGACGATTGCGCGGTAGTTGTTAGTGAATGTAACAGTACCTGTGTCAGCAACTGATGTGATGTTAGATGCTGTGAGTGCATAGGTAAATGTTGTTGATGTTACACCTGTGATGGTGTATGTGCCGTTGACTCCTGTGTTTGTTACAGCAGCAACTGTTACAACCTGACCTGTTCCGAGGCCGTGAGCAACTGCAGTAGTAATTGTTACTACGTTAGATGTCAAAGCAACGTTGGTGATAGTTGTGCTTGTAGTGATACCAGCAGCTAACTTAAGACCGTTAAGAACACGTGGTGTCTCAACGACAAAAGCGCCTTCGATTACGCCTACTGCACCAGCAACGAACGGAGTACGATCTACGTACTTCGAGAGTTCCTGGAATCCGCCTGTACCAGTCTCAGCGCGGAGGTCTGCTGACTGACGTGGGTGGAGGTATGCTGCATAGAGTTCACCCATACGAGGCAATGCCTTGTTTGTGCGTAGTGATACAACAGCGTTGCGGATATCCGCTACTGACATTGTGTCTACTGGTAGAACTGTTGCAGATGAAGTTGGAGCAGTACCTGATGGACCGTTTGCGTAGATTGCGTTAGTTCCTGCTGAGAGGACCTGTCCTACTACGTTGTCGATTGAGTCTGCTGCGTTGTACGCGATGATGTCAGCAAGTGCTGAATCAACGTCGTTGAAAGAAGTTAGGTTTAGCTTCTTTGTTGTTGTAACTGCTGAACCGTATTCGTTCAGTGTTACTGTAACCTGTGAAGGGTTACCGAGTGCGATGCTTGATACATCTGAAGATTCTGTCAATGTAGATGTAGCTTGTGCTAAATCTGAATAGATTGAGAATACAACTGATGATCCTGGCATTGCCTGCTGTACTGGCTTAACATCTGCAAGTGAGCGCATAACAGGAATGGAGCGAAGCGCCATTCTAACATACTGGTCGTATGCTGCTTGTACTAGGTTGCTGATGCTAGACGTAGTAGTGGGGGTACCTGTTGGAATTGCCATTAGGGTCTAGCCTTTCTTGTTTAGGATCGGATTAGAGTCCAGACATCCTGATAACTTCGTCTAGCTCTTCGCGGCTATTTGTATTAAGAAGTTTTTGCATAATATCTGCATTGTGTTCTGGAGCTGTACCAGAATCTGCAGTATTAGTCATTCTCTTATACGCTGCCGCTTGAGCAGGGTCTACGTTAGGTGATGCCTGGGTTTGACCAGACTCATAGCCGAATACATCGGCGTAGTCGTCTAGCCATTTAGACAAAGACTCTTCAGTTGGGTCAATGTCCTGCGGAATAAATGAAGCAATCTTGCCGTTTATCCCGCGAGTTGCGAGGACATCCTTAATTGCTCGTTCGCGCTGGCCTTTGCTTAGGTTTTCAAACTGAGAGCGAAGCTCCTGTAGTTCTTTATCCTTTTGCTTTGCAGCCTTGCGTAGTTGCTTTACAAGGTCATTAGACTGTGGCGATTCTGTTGTGATATCGTCGTCGTCATCCTCGTACTCGTAATTGGACATATGTCCTTCTCCCTATCATTAGTTGATTACGCCAGCCTCATACTCGAATGGGGATTCGGTATGGCTCTGACTCCTGGTATTAGTTTCACTCCACTAGGCCAGTAGTTCTAGTGGCAGGTCTGTTTAGTATCCGCCTGCGCGGTCTCTTGCTAGCGCTCCGCTAGTTAATCCGGTTTGACCGCCAAAGGCAGCCTTCTCAAGTCCGGTAATCTTCTTGCGTTGCTTCTCTGCTTCAGTTTGTCCTGAAAGTTTGAATACTTCTTCTTCTGCAGTGGTCTGTGTATAAGGACCCTGACCATAGATTGCAGCAAGTTCTGAGCCACGCTGTAAACCGCTACCAATAGCGCTGTAGCCCTGTGTTGCTTGTGCTTTATCAACGCCATAACCAGCAAGCTGCATTGCACGTGCTTCTGAGGTAGTAAGTATCTGTTGACCTGCAGCATTCTTAGGAGTCATAGCAGCTCCACCAATTTCAGCAGCAGTTACCTTACGCTTGATATTCTCAAGTCCCTTTGAAGGATCAAGAACATAAGCCAAGATGTCACCATTTTGAATATCTGGATAAAATGCTTTAAGTGCCGAGCTTACTTCTGGGTTAGCATTGATAACACGCTTCTGTGCTGTAGAGATACGATCTTCTAACTCTGTAGCAGATACATCTCCAGCAATAAACTTCTCAAATCCTACCTGCTTACCAGTAGAATCTTTTGTATAGTAAGTAGCAGGAAGCCCATAGTTACGCATTACATTCTGGTATTGGTCTTCAAGGGCTACATACTCAGCAGGGCTGAGTGCTGAAAGGCCTGCGGCAATACGTGCCTCGTTAGCCTTAAAGCGTGTTTTGTAAGCGTCTGTGCCACGAAGACGTAATCCAAACTCTGAAGTTGGAGTATCATTAATAAGCAAGTCTCTAATATCAGTAACCAATGAACCTAGGCCATACTGGTCAAATTCCATACGAAGAATGTTGTAAGCGCTAAGGCGCTCTGCTGTCTTTTCTTCTTGGCTCATCTTATTTAAGGCTTCTGATGTATATTTTTTAATAGCATCTTCAATATTTATGCTAGGTGTTGTTGCAAACTTCTTAGCAACAGCAGCTTCGTCAATAATAATTTGTCCAGTTTTAGGATCAATTTTTTGTCCAGTAGCTTTTGCAATATCTGCTGCTGTTTTTTTAGCAGCAATTACGTCAGCGCTATCTTGAGCAGCAGTGGTTTTTTTGGGCGCAGAAGGCGCTGGAGTAGGAGCTGCTGTTCCTATATTAAGGATTGCCTTTTCAGCTGTTGTAAGGGTCTGCCCCGATTGGAGTTTTCTTAACGCTTCTCTTGCATCAGCCATCATTTACCCCATAAATCCGAAGTCTCGGAGCACTGTGGTAGCAACAGATGCTGCTTGTTCACGTGCTTTGTTTGTGTACTGCCAACGATCATCTTTGCGTAGTTCTTTTTCAAAGTTATAGATTGACTTAGTTCCAACTTTTCCATCTGGCAATGTATAAGCCATAGCGCTACGAATCTGTGAATCAAACAAGTCAATAGCAGTATTTGGAATCTCAAGGATATCACTCATTGATTGAATATAAGGACTAGCAAGTGTCTTCAAATCAATACCTGCTTTAATCTTATCTGCAAGAGATGGAAATGCTGAGGCTGCACTTTCACGTATTGTGTTATAGACAGTATCTTCATCAAGTTGACCAGCAACAATCTTATTTGCATAGGTTGTTGCATCATCATCGGCTAGTTTAATCCCATTATTGAAGGCAAGATTTTTTATTTCTACAAAGTACTTACCGGAAGGTCCTTCTGGAATATCAAGTTCGTTTAATTCCTGTACTCCAGCAGCAAGTTGTGCTTTAATTGTATCTTCAAGGAATATACTTGGGTCTTCATTATCAGCAGTAAGATATTGTGTATCAGTAAGGACACCGTTTTTATAGGTTTCCTTTACTACGCTTTTAGAAGCACCAGACTTTGACTTATACTTATTCTGAAGTTGCGGTGTGTAAGTTGCAAGCTCTGTCTGTGAGGCATCTCGACCATAGTACTTTTGGAATACTTTGTTAATAGTATCCTTGAGAGTGCTATCAGCAGGAATGTTATTGCTTGTGTAGTTACGTGTAAATACGCCAGACTTTGGTGGCTTCTTTGCAGCAGTAGTACTGGTGACTCTTGCAGCACGTGCAGCATCAGCTTGTTCTTTGGTAATTAAACCTGATGCTACAAGACCATCATAAAAATCTGCCATTATTTAACCGCCTTTGGTGTCAACTGCTTATCTACGGTTAGGTCTTGTGATAAGAACCTATCATAGATATAGGTAAATCCTAGTTTGTCATCTTGCTTTAATTTGTTAATTATTGCATCAAAAACAATTCTTAAGTCAGCATTTGATTTAGCATTAAGTGATTTTACTTCTCGTGATAAAAGTTCCTGAGCAATAGATTTTCTAAACTCAAGGTATCTATTAACAGATTTCCAAGTTGTGTTATTTTTATTATTCTTTACAAACTCTTCGTTATTAAGAATCTTACCCAATCCTGCAATAACTCTATTTGTTTTAGATCCATCATCATCTAAGTAATCATCATACCAGGCAGTACGAGCATACTCGCCTGTCTTCTTATCAAATACTGGCTTTCCTTCAACATCTGTCTGTACAGCCAGCTTGTTGATAAAAGCATCTTTAATAATTGCAAGGTCTTCTGCGCCAGTTTGTTGTATAGAGGTAAGACCACGAGCGGAAAGTTCAGTATCCAATATATCCATAAACTTGTTGTATTGAACCCATCCCTTTTCGGCATCTGTTTTTCTTTGTGACTCAGCAGGACTCTGTGAAGAAAGGAATCTATCAGGAGCATCTGCAGATACGCGCTTCTTGTATAGATAGTCATAGGCAGACTGTGAAAACTCATAGCCAGATGGGTCATTTACAATTAAGCCAACTAGCTTAGAATCAATCTTGACTACCTCGCCAATGAGTTCTTCATACTTTTTAATATTCTTAGTAGCCGCTATTGAAGACTGTACTCCAGTTGGGTTCTTTGAAAGACTTGCTGAGAACTCAAAGTACTCTGGGAAGTCTTCAAGAAACTTAGCACCAGAGTTGACACCGTAAATGCGATCATACTCACGAGACTTATCAAGATAGAACTTGTAAGGTGTTTCAAAACGTGGAGCAAATGGCATAATAAGCGCTGCAGAAGTACGCAAGTTCCAGTAATCCTTAGTCATTCTAAGAATCTTCTCTGGCTTTGGCATAGGGATTCCTTGCTCGGCTGCCTTTTGGCGTTCAGTATTGTAAATTAACAGATATGACTTAGCGAATTGTGGGTCATCTTGACCCGCAAAACGAGTGCTTAATCTCTTTGTCCACGTTGGCAGGAAGCCCCCTGCTACATCTTTAGGATATCCGTATGGGAATAAGAATTTGAGTGTTTCTCTTACATCAGGTTTATTCTTTGTAATCTCAGCAATAGGCACCGCAACGTAAGGACCTGTTGGGAAGATATCACTGAACAAGTTAGGATTACCTTGGCTATACAAAGCATCCATACCGCCTTGAAATATAATATCCAAAGATGCTTTAGGAATACCAAACTCGCTAAGAGAAGCCATTCCTGGAATTACTCGTGTTATACCTTCCGGTACTGAAAAGTACATAATATCGCTACCAGAGGTTTGACCTTCTGGAACTATATTTCCGTCTTGATCTGTTACAAGACCAGCCTTGTTTGGCGATTGCCACAACAGGTATCCACGATTGATAATGGCTGGATTAGAAACAGCAAACTTCATCCAAGTCTTGTATGCGTTTTCCTGTGCTGAAAAGAATGGGTTAATGTACTTCATCAGGGTAGCAAAATTTGTCTTGCGCTCAATATTAAAAAGCACACCCTTCATTTCACGAAGAGCTATCTTACGAGCTACAGACATAATCTTTTGCTGGTCTTCTACTGAGATTCTATCTCCCTTGAGTCCAGCTACAACATCAACTCTGCGTTTTACTTCTTGACGATAAAAATAAGTGTATAAAGGATTTCGAGCTAGAGCGTCTTCAGGAAGAGTTGCAAGTAACTTAAAGGCGCTATTGACAAATCTTGTTCCTATGTTTTGTGTTTTGTTAAAAAACGTTTCTTCAAGAAGATGACCGTGAATAATAGGCAAATCTGTTGGGTCCTTAAAGGTTGTTCTTAAATCATCTGCAGTTATATCGTTTAACTTGCTACGAAGGTTTGAAGATACCGGAAGGTAGGTGTCAAAGAAGTTGCTAATACGAGTTACATATTCTACAGAATCACTTGAATCAATAGATAAACGACGACGTAAATCGCGTCCTTCGGGAGATGATTTTAACCACTTGGCAATATCATCAATAGTTTCACCTTTAGCAAGTTTTCTTACTACTGCTGAGTTACCAAACTGTTGACGCAGAGTTTGTGACCATTGTTCAAAGTAACCTGGATTCGTAGGGCGAATAGCTGCTATGCCTTTTGAGGAAAGTTTTTTGGCATACATATCTGTATTGCTATCTACCATACGTTCAAATGAATTGGCAGAAGATGCAATCTTGCGGTACATATCTGCAAGAGGTCCACCAAGTGAGTCATCAAGAATATACTCTTGACCATCAGAAGTAGTTACCGTAAAAGAGCCACTGCCAATACGATCTTTAGGTTTTGCCTTCTTTGAACTACTAAGAGTTTGTGCGTAGCTATTATAGACTGCAAGTTTTTCTTCTTGTAATAACTTAAGAGTATTTACCTCACCCATTAAATCAACGTCATCTGGAAAAAGAGATAGTCTAGCTTCTCCTGCACCAATCTTAGACTTAAGTTCTTCAAGCTCACGAATAACACCAATACTTGACCTCTGAACATCAGCAAAATTTAGTCTTTCACCAAGAGGGTTAATTCTATCTACAAGTCTAGAAAGGTTACTGTTTGTATTATTTACAATGTTTTTAATTCCAGGACCTAGGTGACGAAGAGATGCCATAGCACCAACAGATGCAGCAATACGAAGCTGAGAATCTATGGTGTTACGCTGGGTATAACCAAGGCGAAGCAAAGCTCCTGCCTTAAACAAGTCTTGAACGATATCGGCAGTATTAAACAAACCATCTTTTTTTCTACCAAGGAAAGCATTAATACCTGCAGCGTTGCGCCCAATAATTCTATCTGCTAAATCAAAATCCATTAACGGTAAGAAGTTTGCGCTTTGAGATTCTAACTGCTGAACCTTGATAATGCCACCATCAGTATCTACCATAAAGCCACGATCTTGCATTGACTTAAGAGCAGATGTTCGAGCACCCTTGTAATCATTGTAAAGAGTATTGATTGCTTCTTCTTCAATGCCGTGCTTTGCAGCAAGTGAGCGCAATACAGTTTCTTCAAGATTCTGGGTTGCAATAAAGCGAGCTTCTGGTGTAGCGGCACCAATGTAGTTGTTAAGTAAATTGTTTGACTGTTCTTGAGTTAAAAGGCCTAAGCGTCTTACCTTTGCAGGTGTTCCTGCTATAGCATCGCTTGGACCAACGCGACCAAGGGTTGCTACAATCTCACGATATGAGTCAGGGTCGTTAAAGTCAACAAGTCCAGCAGGGCGTTCTCCGCCTAGCCAAGAAACCTTTTGGTATAGTCTGTGAAATGGTGTTGGCTGGTAGACTTCTACCTTAGAGGCACCCACTGCTTGGTCATAAAATTTAATTGCACGTGCTTTAGCTACAAAATCTTCTGCGCCTTGTAGAGCCTTACCAGTTGTGCGTGTAAGTGTACCGCCACCTTCACCGATTTGCATAAACTTGGCGAAGTATTTATCAGATGCAATCAAAGATGAGTAATTATCTTGCGCTGCCTTGATAACTGCAGGGTCATCGTTCAAAAATGGAAGCATACCGCTACCATCTGGAGCTGCAAAGAGCTTAAACTCTGTGACTGTATCTAAATCGGCACGAGCTGCTTCTAAAGCATCTGTGATATATGCGCGTTGTAGGCGCAATTCATCCATTGCTGCAGGATCACCCAGAGCAGAACGTAGAATCATTGCTGTTTCATCACGATCTACAGAGTCACCTAGCAAATGTGCTAGTAACGCTGGTTCAGATGAAGACTTAACCATTGGATGGCTTAGTGCGTAGGTAGAATCGTTAGCTGTAAAGTCATCTATCACTTTAGTAAAGCGATTGTTAACGCCATACTGGGCCTTGGTAATATCTTCTGCTGCTTTTGCTACAGCATTAGCGTTAGTTAACTTACCAACGCCTAGTTTGCTAGCCTTAAGTGCCATACCAGCTTTAGCACCAACAACAGTAACGTCACCAAAAAACTGAAGTACTAAGTCAGTTCCACCAGATGCAACTTTACCCCAAGCGCTTTTCTTAAAAGCTGCATCACGTTGAGCTGGATCGTAGATATTAAACTTTGGGTCATATACAGAACGTGCATTTCCTACGATTGCCTGACCAAATGAAATCTCTTGTGCGCCTTTGTAAGCCTTGCGCCATAGGTTAGGGTCAAAATAACCAAGTTCTGCAATGAGTGGACCTTCGCCTGTAACGCTTCGCTTATTGACTTCACCAACAGCAAGTGCAACAGTGGAAAGAGGTTGACGAATATACTCTTGGTTAATATTATTGATACGCTCAAGCGCTGGTTGGACAAGAGGTACTTTCATTATTGCGCCAGCAGCAGATGCTAAAGGCTTGATTATATCTTTAGCTTCTGGTTCTGATGCAGTCTTAAATGATTGAACAAAGCCATTGTATTCATCAGCAGAGTTCCAAGGTGCAGTTCCAAAATCCCAAGCAAAACGCGCTGCACTTCCAACACCGCCTGCAACTTCTCCGCCCCATTTAGCGAGGTTGGTTACAGGGCTTGCTACGGTCTTGCCTACTGTTGTGGCTACATCACCAATTCTGTTCCATACGCTCACAGATTGTCCATTAGTTTCTTGATAGCGGCACGAGTTTCAGGTGACGTGTTTGGTTGATCTGATATAAAGTTTAATACAGGCATATACTCTGAGATAGCAGTACGAAAGTTTGTGTCATCTTCTTGGCGCATCATAAGCGCTTCAGATCCTGCACCTGGTCCCATATCAATGCCTTCTTGAATAGGTGTATCTGGGCGCTCTGTTGGAGCATAAAGCGGTGTAATTGCTGCTTCACGTACAGCAGATGCTGGTGTTCCTTTTACATTTCCAGTCTTACCAAGCGGAGCGGCTGACTTAATGTCTTTTGTTTCTTTACCTTCTCCGTATGCGATTGAACCCATATCAAGGTTATCTGTGCGTACTGAGTATTTTCCAGGACCTGCTACGCCTGCCAATGGATTCATTGGTGCTGTTGTCATCGGTCCTCCTCTAAAGTCTCTAGGTCTTGTGCCATCTCTTCCCACGCCTGATTAGTTTCAGTCTTATGGTTAGAATGGTAAATGCTTATTTCTAATAATGATTCAAAAAATCCTGATACAACCTGCGATAAATTATACGCAGTTTCTGCAAGTACTACAACAAAGTCAGAAGAGCGTATAGGACGACGAATTCTATTATTGTCCATCGTCCCATACACCTTCCACTAAATTTATTAACCCTTTTTTGTCTTCTTGCCTGGGCGACCTGCTGGCATCATTGATGCCATTACCTTGCCACCTGCTGGCTTGGAATGGTCCATCTTGCCTTCCTTTGGCTTTGCCATTGGTGCGGCTGCGCGTGATCCTTTGTTCATATTTACACCTCCCTCGCTTAAGCTGCGCCGGAAATACCGGCTAGTAGTTGGGCTATATCTGGACGTTGACCAGCAGCAGGGGCCTGACCAGCTTGTTCTTGTGGAGGTTGCTGCGAGGCAGGAGCGGGGGCCACACCTGCTGCTGGAATCTGTTGCTCCATACCTGGTGCCATAGGTGGCATCTCTGGGGTTGGGGTTGGTTCTGGCATAAATGCCTTTTCGATAATGTTCTCTAGCGCTTGTCCCTTTTGGCGACCTTGGATAACAGCTGCGATACGCCCGATAATCTGTGAAGGGTCTTGGCCTTGCGCCGCGAGTGCCGGTATCGCCTGAGCGTACTGAGCAACAGCAACGCGCAAAGAGTCGCGCATCTCTTCAATATCAACACGTTGTTCCTCTTGTGTAACGTTAAGGTCCATTGGAATCTCACGGCGTACATAGTCACGTGAAACGAGCTTATCTGAACGCATTTGTAGCAAAGCAATGATGGCGCGGTTAGGATCCATACCGGACATAATGCCGTAACGGACATCTACGCCGTACTCGCCCTTAATGTCACGTGATGGGATGTACTTAAGTACATACGGTGTTCCATCGTCAGATCCCTTAATAGTCTTTAGGATACCGCCAAATACATTCTCATCTACTTCAAAGCAAAGAGAAACAAGCTCTGTAAATAGTCGAGCAAATTGCGCCT